AAGATGAAAGTTTATAACAAAAAGGGCGAAGATGAAACGAGTATTTTTAGATGTTGAAACAACAGAAATTATTGCTGGTACCTTACCAGAAAAAATATTTCTTATTGTATGTAAAGATGACAAAGGAATTACATATTTTAAAGAGAATGATTTTGATAAGTTTACCAGTTATATTAATAGCTGTGACGAGTTTGTTGGTCATAACATAATAGGTTTTGATGCTCCAGTAATTAAAAAAGTTATTGGAGTAGACTTACATAAGACAGGTAAAGTTATTGATACTTTAGTTTTATCAAGATTGTTTGACCCAGTTAGAGACGGTGGACATTCTTTAAAATCTTTCGGAGAGAGATTGAGGTTTGGTAAGTTAGACTTCAAAGATTTCTCTGAGTACTCTGATGAAATGCTTGAGTATTGTATCAGGGATGTAGAGCTTACTGAAAAAGTTTTGGCTTATCTTATTAAAGGTAGCCCAGATTTTTCAAGTGAGGCTATTAGGATAGAGCATGAGATATCTAGAATAATAGCTCAACAAGAGAACAATGGTTTTCTTTTTGATTTAATGAAGGCAGACCTTTTGTTAGGTAAACTGAAAGAAAAGATAAATGAAATTGAACAAAAGGTTAAAGAAAGATTTATACCACTGCCAACCTTTGTCAAGATAATAAAACCTCGTTATCGTAAAGACGGTTCTCTTAGTACGGTTGGACTCAATAGTCTGGGAGAGGGGTGGGTAAATGTTAAAGGAGATTTTTCTCTTATAGAAATGAAAGAGTTTAATCTTGGTAGTCGACAGCAGATTGCTAGATATCTACAATACTTTGGATGGGAACCGAAGAAGTTTACTGATAAAGGACACGTTATTGTAGATGAAAAAGTTCTTGAAGGTATTACAGATATACCAGAAGCAGAGCTTATTAAAGAGTTTCTTCTACTGCAGAAACGAATTGCTCAAGTTGAATCTTGGGTAGAGGCAGTAGCAGATGACGGGAGAGTACACGGAAGAGTGATAACCAATGGTGCTATCACTGGTAGAATGAGTCACCAGTCGCCCAACATGGCTCAAGTTCCTGCAGTGTATTCTCCCTACGGTAAAGAATGTAGAGAATTATGGGTAGTTCCAGAAGGCTATAAACTAGTGGGAGTAGATGCTTCTGGTCTTGAGTTAAGAATACTTTCTCACTATATGAATGATAAAGGATATATAGATGCTATCATCAATGGAGATATACACATTACAAATCAAACTCTTGCTGGACTTAGCACGAGAGACCAAGCAAAGACTTTCATCTATGCCTTCATATATGGAGCAGGTGACGAAAAACTCGGAGCTATCTGCGGAGGCTCCAGAAACTATGGTAAAAAGATTAAAGCAAGATTTCTCAGAAGTACTCCTGCCCTTGCAAAATTTAGAGAGAGAGTGGACAGAGCTTCTGGCAAAGGTTGGCTCAAAGGAATTGATGGAAGAAGACTTAAAATCAGAAACAAACACTCGGCACTCAACACCTTAATTCAAGGGGGAGGAGCTATTGTAATGAAGAAAGCTTTAATTATTCTTGATAAGAAAATAAAAGAATTAAATTTAAAAGCAAGACCAGTAGCTAATGTTCATGATGAATTTCAGTATGAAGTTCTTGAATCTCAAGCCGAAGATTTTGGAAGTATTGCTGTTGATTCTATTATCAATGCAGGTAAAGAATTAGGAATTAGATGTCCTTTAAATGGAGAATATAAATATGGAAACAACTGGGAACAAACACACTAATAAAACTTTAGATACTTTAATTAAAGATATAAATAATGTTCTTACAAATATATCTAGTGGTAAAGCTCCAGATGTAAAAGAAGAACAGATAGATAAATTTTTAAACAATACTAAATTAGCTTTACTTGATTGGCTTCAACCGAGAAAAAGTTCTGGTAAAGAATTAAGAATGTCTGTGATAGGTAGACCAGCTAGACAACTTTGGTATGATAAACATTTAAAAAGAGATGATAAAGAAGAAGTATATGACCCTGCTACACAACTAAAATTTTTATACGGTCATTTACTAGAACATCTTCTTCTGTTTCTTGTTGATGTCGCAGGACACAAAGTTACTGACCAACAAAAGAAAGTACAAGTAGAAGATGTTAATGGACATATGGATTGTAAGATTGATGGGGAAGTAGTTGATGTTAAGTCTGCGTCTGCTATGTCTTTTAAGAAATTTAAAAACGGTACTCTCTATGAAGACGACCCGTTTGGATATATCCCTCAACTATCTGGATATGAACACAATGAAAGTACAAGTGGTGGGGGATTACTTGCAATAAACAAATCATCTGGAGAGATTACTTTATTTAGACCAGATGAATTAATGAAACCAAATGCAGAAAAATTAATTAAAGATTTAAAGGAGAAACTAAAAGCTAATGAACCACCTAAGAAATGTTATGAGCCGATTCCTCACGATAAGACTGGAAACTTCAAACTTCCTGTTGGGTGTGTGTACTGTCCTCATAAGTTTGTTTGTCATAGTGATTCTAATGAAGGCAATGGGTTGAGAGTATTTAAATATTCTAATTCCAATGTGTTTATGACAACTGTAGCTAATCTACCAAAGGTAGAAGAGATAACATCACAATATGAATAGAAAAAAAATAAAAATTTTAAGAAGAAAAACTAAAGAGATATTAGTTGAGTGGTTAAGAAATCTTTTACCAGAAGAAGAACAAAAAAAAGTTAACATTAAAAACATAATCTCATTGATGCCTACACAAACACATTATATAAATAACTTTCAATTACATTTAAGTGCTTGGTCTTTTAAATGGGTAATGAAAAGATTAAAAAGAAATCCTCATTGGACTTATGATGATTTAAATAAAAGTGCTCAGCCTAGTGAGAGACAATTAAGAAGAGAGAAGATGATTGATGAAGGCCCGATACCGCTCTAAGTTTGAGAAAATAGTTGTTGAAAAAATTAAAAGAAAAAAAATAAAATATAAATATGAAGAATATATTATTAAATTTGTTCAACCAGAAATAAATAGGACTTACTTACCCGATTTATATTTTCCAAAGACTGATATTTTTGTAGAGTTAAAAGGAGTTTTAACTTTAGACGATAGAAAAAAACATTTATGGATACAACAACAAACTAATTACGATGTTCGTTTTTGTTTTATGAATGCGAATAATAAAATAAGAAAAGGTTCAAAGACTAAGTATAGTGATTGGTGTGAAGCTAATGATTTTATTTGGTGTGAAAAAGAAGTGCCTTTAGATTGGATGAAATAAATGTCAACAAAAATATCGAAAGATAAAGCATATATAATATTAACTCCTAACACTCCAAGAAAAGGAGATGTTGGTTTTGAACTAATAAATTATACTGAAGACCCAGGAGTTGATACCATATCTCACGGTATAAAGTGGTTAGTTACACATAACACAGAGCTTTTATATTATATAGGAGCAAGAGAAATGGAAATGGAAGTATTAAGTTTATTAGCACAAGGAAAGGTAAAAAAAAATAATGACCCAAGTTTACACTGATGATAAAGTTATAGAGATAGTAGATAAAGTAAGAGATATTGTTTCTATAGATAGAGAAAACACACACGGAAATAAAAAAATTAATCACGATAATATTGCTAAGATGTGGTCAGCATATCTTGACACAAAAATAAATGGTCTTGATGTTGCATTGATGATGGTGTTATTAAAAACAGCAAGAACAAAAGCAGGGTGTCATAACCCAGATGATTATATAGATATGGCAGGATATAGTGTCATAGCAGGAGAATTAGCAGAAGGAGAAAATAACAATGACCAATAATAATTATCTACCTACTACATACCAACAATTTATTCACGCATCTAGGTATGCAAGATTTATAGATGAAGAAAAAAGAAGGGAGAGTTGGGATGAAACTGTAAGTAGATACTTTAATTTTATGGAGGAACATTTAAAAGAAACTCAAAAATATGTGTTGCCTAAAGAATTAAGAAAAGAATTAGAAGAACAAGTATTAAGTTTGGGTATTATGCCATCAATGAGGTCACTAATGACGGCAGGTAATGCTTTAAAAAGAGACCATACTGCAGGATATAACTGTAGTTATCTTCCTATTAACGATGTAAGAAGTTTTGATGAAGTTATGTATATTCTTATGTGTGGAACTGGTGTAGGTTTTTCTGTTGAAAGAGATTATGTAGAAGAGTTACCAACCATAGCTGAAGAATTTGAAGATAGTGATACTGTTGTCGTAGTACAAGATAGTAGAACTGGTTGGGCAAAATCTTTAAGAGAATTACTTGCTATGCTTTATAGTGGTCAAGTACCAAAGATAGATGTAACAAGAATAAGACCAGCAGGTGCAAGACTTAAAACATTTGGTGGTCGTGCTAGTGGGCCTCAACCTCTTGTAGATTTATTTGACTTTGCGATTACAACATTTAAAAATGCTGCTGGTAGAAAGCTTGATGCTCTTGAGTGTCATGATTTAGTTTGTAAGATAGGAGAAGTTGTAGTTGTAGGTGGTGTTCGTAGGTCAGCTTTAATATCACTTAGTAATATCCAAGACGATAGACTTCGTAATGCTAAGAGTGGACAATGGTGGTTAACTGACCCACAAAGAGCATTATCAAATAACTCTGCTTGTTATTCTCGTACACCAGACATGGCTTTGTATATGTCTGAGTGGAAATCTCTTTATGATAGTAAGTCTGGAGAGAGAGGAATCTTTAATAGACAAGCCGCTAAAGATAAAGCATCAGAGAATGGTCGTCGTGATATTGAACATGAATTTGGAACTAACCCTTGTTCAGAAATTATACTTAGACCTTATCAGTTTTGTAATTTAACTGAGGTAGTTGTTCGTGCTTCTGATACAGAGAAATCTTTAAGAGAGAAAGTTAGATTGGCAACAATACTTGGAACATTCCAATCAACTCTTACTGATTTTAAATATATTAGAAAGATATGGAAACAAAATACGGAAGATGAAAGATTATTAGGTGTATCATTGACTGGTATTATGGATTCAACTTTAACAAATAATCCACAAAAGAATTTTCTTTCTGGATTAAAACAAGTATCTATTAATACTAATAAGGAATTTGCTAAGAGACTAAAGATACCTCAGTCTACAGCCATTACTTGTGTAAAACCTAGTGGCACGGTAAGTCAGTTAGTTGATAGTGCTTCTGGAATTCATACAAGACATAGTCCTTATTATATTAGAACTGTCAGGTGTGATAAGAAAGACCCTCTTACACAATTAATGATGGACAAAGGAATACCTAATGAACCTGATATAACTAAACCAGATTCTGTTATAGTGTTTTCTTTTCCTACAGCTTCTCCAAAGAATTCTATTACTAGACATTCAATGGGAGCTATAGAGCAATTAAAAATGTGGAAAAAATATCAAGATGAGTGGTGTGAACACAAACCTTCTTGTACGGTAAGTGTAAAGGAAGAGGAGTGGATGTCTGTTGGAGCTTGGGTGTATGAGAACTTTGATAAAATATCTGGTATAAGTTTTCTTCCTTATACTGACCACGTTTACAAACAAGCACCTTATCAAGATGTAACAAAAGATGAATACCTTGAGTTAAAAAAGAAAATGCCAAGTACTATAGATTTTTCTTTATTAAAAAATTATGAATCAGAAGACAACACAACAGGTTCTCAAGAACTTGCTTGTACTGGGGGAGTATGTGAATTAGTTGATGTGTCTGCTCCTCAAGAGGATTAATAATGAAAAGAAAAAAGAAAATTAATGAAGGGGTAGTTGCTAGTTATAGTATTCTAGTAAACACTAAAGGAGAATTAATATCAGAAGTATCGACTCTTCCAGAAGATAAGTCCGATATATTAAATGAAACTTTTAAAAGAAGTGAAGAAGAAAAACATTTTTATATTGGTTTAGTCAAAGAATTAAAAATAAAATTTCAAGAAGTTGAAAAGTGGATACAAAGATATATTAATTCTATTAATTAATAATGATTTATTTTTTGTACGGTACATTAAAGAAAGACCATAGACTACATTTTATTGTAGAACAGTCAGATTTTTTAGGGGAAGTTGAAACTGTAGATAACAGTTTTGATATTAAAGATTTTTCTTATGGTGCTTTTCCTATAGTATATAGAAAAGAAAAGGAAGGATTTAAAATTAAAGGAGAGGCTTATAGATTAAACAAAGATGCAGAGGAAACTGTACATCGTTTAGAAATTGGAGCTGGTTATGTTCCTTCTGAAATAAAAGTAGATTTAGATTTAACAGAAAAATGTGTTATCTTTCTTTATCCAAACGAACCAACAATGAATGTATCAAATGATTTTATATCTATAAAAAATAATATAAAAGAATGGACTAACTTATATTAGACTTCATCCAGATTTACATATCTATTTTCACAGAAAAAAGAGAATGTAGTTAACTCTTCCCCTTCTTTAAAACGATGTGATTCATAAACACCATCCACTAAATGAACCATATTCCAATGAACATAATTTAAACATTCTGTTTTTGTCTCAAAAGACTTTGTAAGATAGTCAGTGTATACTGGGTTTTGTGGGTCAGCATACACTAACATAGCTGTTATTAACCAAATCATTTTTTCTGATTGTTCTTAAATATATCCACGCCCTTGAGTCCGTATATACTACCGACCACGCCGACAAATAGCATCTG